AAGCCAGAGTAGGCCACCAGCTCCGCCCCCGTTGCCACTGGGGTGCGGGTCACAGTGCCGTTGACGATCAGGCCGTTGTTGTTCACCGAGCGGTCTGCGTCTGCGAGTTTAACGGAGATGTTGTCATACGTCGCATCTGACGTCACGTCTGATTGAACACCAAGGTTTACATAAGTAGTCGTGCCTGTCGCCACAAATGTGTATGAGTATGAACCAACCGCAAGGCTACCTTTGTTAAGGTTTTGCCCGCCACCGAGGTTATCCTCAACCCTAACTCTGCCAAGGTTTCCGTTCAGCGCAGTCACATCGAAGGTGATGACGTATGTCTTACCAATAACAGTCGTTATGGCTTGAGTGGCCCCAACATACCACAAGCCGCCAGAACCAGATGTATATGCTACGTTCAACTCCTGTGAAACCACAGATAGAGCAAAGCCAGTGTTAGCAGTCCACCCACTCGTATCAGTATCAAACCCGCCATTCGTCACCAGCTCACCAGAGCCAACCAGCGAGGCAGTATCCGTCGAGGAGAGGAAAGCACCCTTGATGTCACCCGGCATCCAGCCTGTGTTGTAGGAGGAGGTGGTGTAGGCAACCATGCTTTTGGTGCTGAACGCGGTGGGGTCATACGCAGCAAACGTAATTCCCCATTCATTGGTTCCTCCGAAAGCAGCAACGCTGTTTTTAAGTCCTGTCGCCGCGTTAATGCCAAAAGCAGAGCCGCCGTTGAGACTAATGTTATAAGTTCTTGGAAATGATTGAGCGGTAAACCCATCAGCAGCATAATTAGAAACAAAAAAGTTTCCAAAAAAGCTTGATACCCTAGTGAACCACAAATTGTTGTTTCCGTCAAAAAAGACGTTATCGCTGTCACTTGTCCAAGCGCTATCAACAACATTCCCATCATCCTTGATCACCGACACCCCACCATCCGTCGCCACAGCAATCGTAGGCACAGGAAGCCCAGTCGCAGGGTCAATCGGGGCGTCGGGCAGGACGGTCATGGCTACGTCGTTGATGTTGCGGCTGACAACCGAGCCGACCACGACGCCATCAAAGCCGAGTTGATCGTTTCTTTCGGATATATCTCCTAGATAGGTTCCTGTGTTTGCCGAAGTAGTCTCAGTAAAATTTACCCCAACATCTTCGATAAAAGATATGCGTCGAAGACCGCCAGCTACGTTGTTAGCTTGTAGCGTTCCGACGGAAACAAAACCGTTCAAAGCAGTAACAGATGTCTGTGGGTTACCTTCCCTGTTCAACATAGTATTGCTGCTATTATAGCCGCCAGTATTAAACACCATCCACATGGGCAGGGACGGATCGTCGCCATCGTAGATCGTGACCTTCGACGCTTCAGCCACAATCACGGCAACTGCTGGGAACTCACGCCGAGAACCACGGGTAGCCGTGTTCAGGGTCTCGTTATACCAAGAGGTATGCTGGCACCGCTTACGCCATGCACCACCGTCAGAGTCCTTCGAGGTGTCGTAGACAAAGACATCAACAGCGGTGACTGCTTTGGACGCTGCGATGGCTGCGAGGTCAAACCCAGTAAGTGCAGCCGCAGTGTTAGTCGCAGAGGTGGCCGCAGCTACAGCAGCATTCCGCGAAGAAGCAGCAGACGAGGCAGACGATGCAGAGTTGGCAGCGCTCGATGCCGCATTCGTTTCGCTTATCGCAGCAGCCGTTGCACTTGCAGCAACCGTTGATTCAGACGCAGCAGCAGCAGATGCCGAAGAAGCTGCCGCAGTTGCGCTTGCAGCAGCAGCAGATGCAGAGTTGGTCGCATCTGAACTAGCAGCGATTGCCGCCAACTCTGCCGCAACCGCGTTGTTCTTTGACGTGAGCGCTGCGGATGCACTTGAGGATGCCGCGCTGGCACTGGCAGCCGCCGCAGTCTCGCTGGACGAAGCCGAAGCAGCAGACGAAGCCGCAGAAGATGCACTAGACGCCGCTTCGCTTGCAGATTGAACGGCGGCGATAGATGCCTGGACAGATGCCTCCTGAGCAGCGGGGTCGATGGTATCAATGGCTTCCTGCATAGCGTAGAGCAGGTAGTCAGTGTTGGTGTTAAGGTCCCCGCCGTTAAGCGAGGACCCATCGTTGAAGGTGACAGCTTGGGTGTCGATAGGGGTCTCCCTGCGGAGTTCCACAATCTTCCCTGCTGGCACCGCAGCGCCGAGGTCAGTAGTGACCCGGACGGTAGTGGAGTTGATGAGGGTGGACGTAAAGCCCGACCCTGCATCAGCCACATTCACGTCATCGACATAGACGTTGATATGCGTCTTGTCGAGGTAATCCCACGTCAGCAGAAAGTCCGTGGTGGTCCCATCTGCCGTGTAGGAGGAGATTGAATATTTAGCCATTAATTGACCTCAGTTGAGTTTATTACTGGAATGCTGAAGTGAAGGAGTTGAAAGCGTCGATCCGCTCCCGGTTCTGAGAAGCATCAAGACCAGCAGCCTGTTCATCCACCCTACGGAGAACCTCCACAAGCTCAGGGATGTCAGCCCTAGCAGCCCTGCGATACCCAGAGATGATCTGGGAGACCTCTTGGGCCTGAGCGCTGTCAGGGGCCACTTGGTAGCTCCTAGAGGCAAAGAGACGCTCTAGGCTTTCCCTGAGGGTAACCCCACCAATCTCAATGGTCCCTGTGCGTTCCATCCACATATCGTAGAGGGGACGCCCGGTCTCACTGTGGTAGATTTCCTTAAGGCTCTGCCGACGACCATCCAGTTGGACACCATGAGGGGGTCGCTGGAAGGCTGTGCGGTCAGCTATGGAGATACGATTGAGTTCCTGGAGGACAGGATCAATCGGCTGGTAACCACGGCTGGTGAACAGACCAAGAGGGTCGGCCTTACTGTTGGGGCGCTCGATGACTTCCCCTAGGACATTCCTGCGAGGAGCCACTTGGGCGTATTCCCCAGTGCGGGCCCGGATGTGGTCTAGGAGGGTCCTAGCTTCCCGGAACAGTTCGTCACCGTTGGTCTGGTTCATGGCGTTGGGGATGAAGGAAGTGATGAAGCGGTTAAGCGCCATCTCAGCCTTGTTATCCTCAGCTTGGAGGACATCCATGAAGTCAGCGATACCTTGGGTGAAGGTTTTGTTCACGGTGTTCTCTGCGACACCTAGAGCCACAGCAGCTAGGATGCTGGCACTAGAGCTATAGTCCTCGTTGTAGGGGTTACGGTGTATCTCCACCACGTCAGCGATGATCGACAGAACGTTAGCAAGCGGTTCCAGACGTTGATAAGACACCCACCGGACATTCCCGTTCTCATCCTCAAAGCGGATAGAGTAGGGTTGGTATCCAGCGTTGCGCCACTCAGCGTTCACCTGGGGGTCACTAGGACCACTCCCTGTGATACGCCCGGAGACTGCCAGACCGACACCAGCCATAAGGACTGATGCACCGACCCTCGCCTTACCCTTAGCTTGAGCAGCACGGGCACCACCAGCAGCAAGGTCCTCTTGGAGTTCCTTGGAGATGAGCCGTGCCATCGGCAGGTGCTGGAAGGATTGCTTGAGGATGTTCACAGGGGTCCTGAAGAACGGCACAATCAGGCGGGCGATGAACGGGCCAATGCCCTCACCCACCAGAGCAGCACTCTGGACCTTAGCGGGGAAGCTACCGGGTCGTAGGGGTTCCGTAAAGGTAGCCCTTTGAGCCATCATGAATGCCTCAGTGCGTCCTGCGAGGTCAGCACTGCCATCAGCGTTGAAGCTATCCCGGATGTAGTTCTGGATGTAGTCACGCCGCTGGGCCCCCTTGAGTCCCCTCTGGGTTGCCCCTTGGATTGCATCTGCGTAGATGTAGCCACGATAGGCGGATTGCTTGAACAGTTCATCCCCAGTGAGCAGGAGGCGAGACGGGAGACCAATAACGGACCCCACGAACCCCTTGTCACCCTTAGCCAAGTCCACATCGAACTTAGTGGAGCCGGGATCGAGGATAGCCATGTCATCACGGAGAGCACGGCCAGTTGCGGAGAGGCTGTCGAAGGCACCATAGACCATACCAGCGAACTGGCGGAGACCATGACGCACCTCACCACCGACCATGGTCCGCATGGGACCCATCAGGGTGTTCAAGGCGGTGGAGATGATGTTCACCTCCTGAGTGCCAGGACCAGACAGCATAGCGTTGATGCGGTAGTTGCCGATCCTATCGAGCCATCGTTGACCACGGGGAGCATCTAGAGCCGCCTGTGCAGGGGTCATGTCGCCCTTAGCGACTGCCTCGATGGAGGCATCCAGCCCCCGAGACATCTGGGATGCTTGCAGGATGTTATCGATTTCCGCCCTGCCCAGCTTTGCAGCCTTCATGGCGTTTAGTGACCGGGCGATGTTGGTCCGCATAGCATTCTGCCGCGCTGTGACGTTAGCGATAATCTCCATCTGAGCAGTGAATGCCTCTCGGGCCTCAATCATGTTCCTGTAGGAAGTGCCAGCTAGGTTCTGAGCTTGGAGAGCATCAGCAAGCTGCTTCACCTCAGTAGCGAGATGCCTCAGGAGGCTTTCTCGTGCGAGGAACTCAGGTGCCCACTCATGGGGCTCACCGCGAAGATTCCAGTTGCGGATGAGGGTATCAGGGTCCTGACCGATCTCAGCGGCTATCTGGTTCAAGCGGGCGCTGGCCTGATTGCCAAGCATTTCCCAAGTCTGCACAGGACCATTCCCGGGACCGCTGCGGATGTTCTCGAATTCCTCCGACATCACCCTAGCCTGAGCGGCCATGTCAGCAGCGACATCCTCCCAGCCTTGGTAGGTGGTGACTGAGCGCCACGAGAGGTTCTGAGAGAACGCCTCCTCAGGGTTCCTAGAGAACACTTGAGCAAGCTCTGCGGCCCTCTGGTGTTGGTCAGGGGTCATAGAGAACCCGTTGTTAGGACGGGGTGCCTCAGGAGCAGCTTCAGTGGCAGCGCCAGCGGGAGCTTCAGTGGTAGGAGCTTCACCCTGAGACGATGCACGGGCTTCAGCTTCAGCAGCTTGAGCGGCCTCGATACGAGCAGTCGTCTCTGCCGCCTGGTTGATGTTGTCAGCGATGGTGTCACCGATAACCTGAGCAGCACCTGCCTCGGTTTCCTCGATCACACCACGGAGACCAGCACGAGCGGCATCAGCGGCAACTTCGTCACCAGCTTCAACAGCAGCCCGCCCAGCGCGGATGTAGCGAGCCCCAGCGATGATCCCATCAACGAGGAGGCCGACACCAGCACCTTCCACAGCGTTGCGGAGGCGGTTGATGTTAGCCTCATCATCAGGGTCGGTAGCCATGAGTTCAGTGAACCATCCCTCAGGGGCACCGATCTGGACTGCCAGAGCTGTCAGGTTGGGATCGTTAGGGTCCCAGACAGAGAAGTCCACAGCGGCACCTAGAGCAGCACCACGCCAGATGCTAGTGCCGACATTGAGGGTCCTAGCTGCTCCAAGGTAAGGCAGGAGGAACGTGGAGACACCCCGGCCAATCTGACCAGCGGTGGTTTCGTTCTCAGCGACAAGGCCCTCAGACCAGTTGGAGAACATATCGAGAGAGGAGTTCCCTCGGCCCTCTTCTTGTTGCTCCCGCCACGCCCGGTATTCGTCACCACGGATGTAGCGCCAACCTTCCTCGGTCTGCACGATGTCACCCACGAAGGACCCAAAGGCCCAATCACCGATATCATCAGCAGTCTGAGCGACACCAGCGGCTGCATCTACAGCACCACCAGCGACAGCCCGCCATGTTTCCGTGAGAAACCCAGGGGACTCCCCGGATTCCTCTTGAGGTTGCTCATTGGAACCCCCGAGAACACTCTCGGCGGCACCAGCCCCATAGCGATCATTGAATGCTATGGATGCGGCCAGTTCATTCTCCTGACCACGGCGGCTTTCCAGCCACTCGATAGCTGCGTCAGGGATGATGAAGGCATCACCCTCAGGGGTAGTCCCTGCGCGTTCATCGAGATATGCGTCTGCCGCCCCGGGACCGTAGTGATGGTCGTAAGCTGCTAGGACATCCGGGTTAGTCCGGTTGGTCCAGAGCCGCTCACTGACCTCTGCGGGTGCAAAGGGGTAGACAGTGTTCTCTTCGTTTTCCATTGATTACCTATTATTGATTAGCTCGTTGAAGCTCTGCCGCCCGTTGGCGCACCTCTCGAGGAACCATCGTTGTTGGGAGAGCCAGAATGGCCCTAGTTAGATCGATGATGTCCGAGGTGTAGATCGAGCCTCCATTAGCGATCACATCTTCATACTGACTGAGGGTGGTCACCAGAGCATCCAGCTCTTGCTGCCTAGAAGGCTCAGGGTTGGGCGGTGTGTCCTGTCCCTCGAAGGGATCGAAAGGCATCACCATGTCCTCCTGAGTGGGCGCATTGGTTAGCGGGATACGGATCGAGATTTCCTCCGAGGCGGGCACCTCAGTGGTAGCCTCTGCCGTAGCAGGCTCAGGTTGAGTTACCGTGGGGGGAACAGAGGGTTCTCCCGGGACTTCCTCAGGGAAGAGGATAGAGCTCCCAGCGGAGATAGCAGCATCCAGAGATGCCCCTTCCTCGGCGGCAGCGGTAGCCAGAGCAGCCTGTCGATCAGAGTGTTCTTGGAGCCACCCCGGAGACAGCAGCGCCAGTGCTCCATCCTCGGATTGGATAGCAGCTTGGTAGCGAGTGGCATACGTTGTCGGGGAGAGCTCTTGGAATTCCGCATGGGCAGCGATGACAGCTTGATCCCGGAGTGCTTCCACGTCCTGAGCGAAGTCCCGACTGTTCACATCCAGAGTGTGGGCACGATCCTGCATGTAGGAGGTGACAGCATTCTGAATGAACAGAGCCTGTGCATCAGAGGTATTCCCGAAGTTGTCAAAGACAGCTGCACCGACAAGATCAGCCACTGCCATCCTAGTGCCCACAGAGATAGCACCGTTAAACACGCTGTTGGTTAGAGCAGGCGCTGCTGTAGGAGACGCTGCCTCCTGTGCGATGCGGAGCATGTCAGTGAGGTTACCATCAGAGAATACTTGCCCACTGGCTTGTTGCTGCCTGATCCAAGTTATAGCGCTTGGAGTATCAGTTACATTGCCTGCCACCACAGCCTGCCGGAACGTTTCGAGGTTAGTAGCCTCGGTGAGCGGATCGAGCTCCGTAGAGAACCCTGTGACTGTATTCCATGCAGCCTCAAAGGATTGAATGAGGTGAGCACTATCGTCACTCTGGGCGACCAGAGCCTGAAGCGATGGGTTGTTAGCCAGAAGCTCCCTAGCGGTCATCCCAAGGTTAGCTGGGTCCATAGCCATGTCAGCAGCGAAGTCAGAGACAAGGCGCACGTTATCCTGACGACCACGTTCCATGAGGAAGTCCTCTGCACGAAGCTGTGCGAGGTGGTCATCCCGGATACGCTGGGAGCGGTTGGTGAGGTCCAGCATCTCCCCAGGGGTGAGCCTGAGGCCCCCTGCATGTGCAGCGGCACCGATAGACCGGACAAGCTCCATGTTCCCTGTGGCCTCTGCGTAGTCCAGAGCACCGTCTAGGGTTGCCCCACGGAACACAGCACCAGCATCACCAGTGCCATAGAAGTCAGAGGAGACCCCATTGACTGCATGGGCGATCAGCGCTGCCTGTTGGGATTCGATGTCAGCAGCCCACTCGGGGTTACTGGTCTCGAACTGAACCCGCTGGTTCTCAAGGCGCTGCCATTCCCCCATGGTGTTCATGGTGGCCTCTGCGGCCAAGGTTCTAGCAGCGGCAGCACGGTTAGCTTGCAGGGTCCTTACGATGTTCCCTGTGTGTTGTGCTGAGAGGTTGAAGGTTGCCTGTTCGACCAGCGGCATAGCGCCAGCCATGAAGTAGGGGTTGTCGTTCTGCCCCATGAACTCCTGAAGGCGAGCCCCATACCACTCCCGGAATGCCTCTGGGTCGGTATTGCGGTCCAGACCACTCTCAGCGTAGGCCAAGGTGGTGCTATCCCGGAATTCAATAGCGGCCACTCGGCCCATGGTAGCGTTATAGGCATCCATGTAGGCACGGCTGTGGGGACGGAAGATGTTCCCCATGCGGACCTGAGCGAACTCCTCGTTGGGGTCATTCCCCGCCAGAGCATCAGCGTTAGCCTGAGTGGCAGTCTCAGTGAGTTCCCTAGAGAGTTCCCTGCGGGAGTATTGGCCCAGCGTCTGACCCATAGCATTGAAGCCCTGAGCCAGTGCCTGCTCACCCATGGTGTCCCTCTGGGGACGCACATAGGTGTCGAGGACCTGCACGAGGTTCTCCGTAGCTGCCCGAGTGGGGGCGTTGGGATTAACCCGGTTGTTTGTAGGTGCCATTTATTAGCTCCCGTAGCGAAGGTTCATGTAGTTAGAACCCAGAGACATGACATGCCCCAGGTTGAACCCTGTGGTGGGCACCGAGTTGATCCGGTTCTGTGCGTTGGTCCGATAGCCTTGCATGTTGCGCTGGGAGTTGGTGACCATCATGCCACGCTGATCCGCGTCACGCATGAGGTTACGGCCCTCGATAGCAGAGCGCTCACGGAGGACATCCCCCATCACGCTTCCACCAGCGCCATTCTCAAAGGCACTCACGAAAGTCAGATCGGTTGCGCTCCTAGCCATCAAGGCACGATCCATAGCATTCTGGAGGAGTGCTTGGTTATCGTTGTAGAGCGCTTCATTTTCTTGGTCGTATTGGTGGGCGGCTGCTTGACGCGCTGCGGCAGAGTTACTTGCTGCTGCTGCGTTCTGAGCACTGATCTGGGAGATCATGCCAATCCCCTGCATGGCAGTAGAAGCCATAGCGAGGCCCGTGGATGCACTAGCAGCGGCACCTGCGGCGGCACCTGCGGCACCCAAAGCTGCGATAAAACACATCTGGTTATGCTCCGATTAATTTAACGAATTCGTAGAACGGGAGTTGCTCGACCCCGTAGCGCTCTACTCTCCGTATGAAGGTGAAGCCGCACCACTTGAGCCATTTATGATGGAGGGTGTTACGAGCATCTGTGAAGTTGTAGACAGCCTTGTAGCCCCGAGAAATCTCATTGATCTCCCTGCGGCACTGCCTGAGGAATGTAGTTTGGACCTTGGTGAGGTTATCAGTCCCCAACATCCAGATGGACCCTAGGCCCTCCTGAGGGGACGGGGTGACCCCATAGATCATCACAGGTTCCCCATCGTGGGTGAGCCCTGTCTTGCAAACCTCAGAGTGCTTTAAGGCGAACTTGAGAGCAGGCAGAGGCTCCCAGCCTATCGTGGCCTTAACCTCTGCCCTGTCAGCTTTCCTCATGTGAGCCGCAAGGTGCTCCAGGTCGTCCTTGGTGGTATCTCTGGAGTAACCCTGCGACATACTTAAAGCCTCTGTGATTTGCCGACATACATCCCTGTCCACTCCATAGAACCTATGGCGCTTGGGAATGCCTTGTCGTTGATGATCTTGATTGTCACCTTGTCGTTCTGAGCAAAGACAGGGAACTTGAATTCCCCAGTGTCTCTTGGGACAACCCCTAGGACGTTATCTGCGTCAGAGAGGACCCGTGCTGTGAACGGATGAACAAAGGTGTCGTTGTTGATTGGGGTCACCTCTACCCGGAAGTAGCTGGTGTCCATGTAGATGAGTGACATGTATCTGATCTGGAGCCTGCCCTCTTGGACAGCAGCCTCGCCAGTTGGGGTATCCTCACGGATGTATTGAGCAGAGAATTCATACTCAAACGTGTAGGGGACACCACCTTGAATGGTCATGGCTCTCCAATCACCCGGGGTGTCGATGGTGTATCTCCCACCGTTCACCTTGGTCACTGGGATGTCATCACCCACCGGGCCATCCATCCTGTAGAACTCCATAGTCCCAGACCATTGATAGGGGAGGATGATCTCACTGGTATCAGTCCCTGCATCGTAGGTGATGGTCATGGAGCCATCAGCGCTGTAGACCCTGTGATCCAGAAGGACATCGTTGCTTGGCTTGGTGTCGATGAACATGCGGTCCAGGTAGAGATCACCTCCCATCTTGTAAACGATGTAGAGGTAATCTTCGAGGAACTCGATGCCCACAATGGTGACCTCAGAGCCGAAATCCCAGACACTCCAAGAGGACTGCACCTTATCACCAGCAGAGGTATACCATTTATACAGGTAGAGCTTGCTGGGGTCCAAGGCAGACAGACAGACCATAGCGTCATCGTAGGTGGAGACTGCCATAGTCCTCACATCGTTGGGGATGTAGGAGGGGATTTGGACTGTGATCTCATCAGCGTCCACCGTCTTGAGGTCCTCATCGATGTAGAGCTCACGCACTGAGGAGTGAGTTGCACCGTTGGTGACGAAGTAGACGATAGGACCAGAAGCCTCTGGTGCTGTGTATTGAGAGCAGGCGAACCTAGTCGAGGGGACCACACCCACTGTCTTGGGGCTCAGGACATCCTGAGAGGTCACCTTGAACTGCTGAGTATCCGAGAAGAGGATCAGGGTGTCAGCAAAAGTAGCTGCGTGATAGAGATTGTTAACACGTCCAGTAATTGTGGCGACATCGATCCTGTCACTATCGAAGACCTGGACCACGGTGGTTCTGAAGAACTGCTCCAAGGTCCCCGTCTTGGACATCACGAGGTTCTCCCCGGAGAGAATCCCTAGGCGTCCTTTGTAGAGGAACATACCGTTCCCCTTGCGTCCCACGAAGGAAGGATCGGGGTTGGTGTTATCATCACCAGCGGTGCGTTCACCCCAAGAATGCTCTTGGAACGTGAAGGTCCCATCGGACTCACTGATGAGCACATGGGGCATCGTGGTGGGGTCTAGGGTGGTCAGCTTATTGTAAGCCGCTGCCTCTACCCAGATGCCACTCTCGTATTGGACCCAGTAGTCCTCAGTGGCGTCATTGAGGTTCCCCTTGATGCGCACCAGGCGTTCCTCTTTCTCACTCGGAGGGAGCTTGTTGAATGCCTGCACCCTGTCAGTGTAGACCTCAAGTGCTGCACCACCGAACTGATCGAGCACCTCCAGCTTCGCCCCAGAGGCCACAGAGAACGTCAGGGTGGTCCCAACGACCTCTGCATCAGTGTAACCACGGGAGATAGCGTCAGTCTTGAGTTCCTCTGCGATGTCTGCAGTGCCCTCAAGAGCAGTCCCAGCGGTGGTGTTGTCGTTGGTTGTAGTGGTAGCAGCCAAGACACCATTCACATAAACAGCGTAGGTGGTGGAGGCCACTGCCCGCTTCACGAAGACCGAGGCAGTAGCTGCGGGGTCCGGGCGGGTCTCAGTGACTGTAGAGGCTGCGATAGTCTTTTCAGTGTTAAGGATGAAGGTGGTGTCAGCAACGGTAACAAACCGGAGCTTCTTCCACATCTCAGTGGTCGGGAGGTAGCCCTTGCCATCAGGGAAGTTGACGGTCTTAGGGGTCCCATCGATGTCAAACACCTCAAGGTTCCCAGAGCCAGCGATGACCACATAGCGCTCAAAGGCATCCCTGTTGATGATATGGGTTGCTGCTGTGTCGTCACTGGCGATGGTAGAATTGAGAGGGGCCACTAGCTCAGTCGCTGGGCGCTTCTGGAGACCAGCCACCACGGAGGGGTAGGCGTTGATCATAGCCTCCCCGGAGGTCCTCAGGCGTTGAGGAGCAGGCTGCTGGGAGACACCACTGATGAGGTTGGAAACTGTAGTGGATACTAGCGGCATATCTGAGCCCTTAGATTACTATGTTGCGGTTGAGGATACGCCCAGTGGTGAAGCTGTCAGTCAGCATGTTGTTATCTTCCACTGCGAGGTTCTCAGCGATCAGGATTGCACGAGCCTCGTTCTCATCCTCACGGTTGAAGTTAGAGATCGAGCCAGAGCCCATGACACGCTCTTGGAAGATACGAGCGGCCTTCACAGAGATGTATCTCCGGGCGCTCTCTGGGAGTTCCTCGAAGGCCAGAGCCACCACGAGTTCCACGGTGACAGCCTTGTCGAAGAGGTAGGAGTGATTGCGGCGGTCATACATGCGACGACCACGAGCCACGAGGTCCTTGTCAGCATCAACACCCACTGTGTCCACATTGAGGACGTTAGCGGGGAGCACAAGGTTACCCTCGGTGTTAGGAACCAGACGGTAGTCCACCTCGGTGTTCCAGTAGAAACCCATAGCTTGGATTTCACGGGTCACTTGGCGGACAAGATCACGGGCCATAGCAGCGTCCACCGAGATGTCACCCACGATGGTCGAAACCGGGCTCTCGCCAATGTTGGTGAGGCAGACGTTAATGGCCTCCAGTTCAGTCGTAGGGGTAAGCAGAGTTGCCATGATAATTCCCTTGAAATGAAAAAAAGCCCCCCTGAGGGTTTCTCAGAGGGGCCTGTGGTTAGTCTAATTAGACAGCAGCGCGGAGCTCGATGATGCATTCCGGGCGGAGCACACCATGACCCACGGCCATCTTGGAGACTGCGAGGGTGCCTTGGCGGCGGATGTCATATTCCATCTCGGTCGCCAGGTCCATCAGTTGCACCGTGCCCATAGCCTGACGCTGGATGATCAGCGCGGAGGTGTCCGAGGCGTCCACAGCATACTTCGAGCTGAAGTCCGGGTATGCGGTGGCGGTGGTGTGGTTAACAGCCAGGTTGTTCGACTTGACGATGGTCATGCCAGCAACGTTGAAGACTGCGCCCTTCGAGTAGGAGCCATTCTCACCGAAATCACGGTTGATCAGCTTGTCTTCCTGCACCAGAGCGTAGTAAACGGCGGGGTTCACGATGACAAAGCGGTCGGTCTCGGGGACGTTCTTTTCGTCCATCGTCGCTGCTGCATCGTAGATTGCCGAAACGATCGTTGCGGTGGTCGGGGTTGCGGAACCCAGATTGACCGAGGCAGCGGAGCCCTGATCGGCCACGCCAAGGCCCAGACCCGAGGGGTCACGAGCAGCTTTGACAGCCATCGACAGGAGGTTGCGGTCGTAGGTTTGAGCCAGAGCGTCACCCATCTGACGGGAGTATTCGCTACGGACTTCGTAGTGGTTCTTGGCTTCATCGATGTTCGAGATGAAGGTGTTCGAGATCAGCAGATCATCGATGGTGATGACCTTCTCGTCGTGCTTGATGTTGTTGCCAAGGATTTCGGCACCCGGGGTGTGGTATTCAGCCACGGTCTTGCCGATTGCGGGGAACTGAGCCGACTTACCGCTCTTAATGCTGCGGATGCGGGTCTTGTCCTTCATGACGGTCTTGGCAGCGAAGGTGCTCATGACCTCGCCCGAGAAGACCTTGAGGAACAGAGCGTCAGTTGCGCCCGTGAGGTTAGCCTGACCCAGACGGGACGGAGTTGCGTTAGCCATTGTTATTACCTGTGAAAAGAGTTGTTAGGATTGGTTGTGCACTAATCCAGCCTAAGCGCTCCCTTTTCCTCCGGGTTATCTCTCGTAAGAGGCCCGACATACTTCGTGTTGTGCTTGTAGTTTGGGTTAGTTGAAAGGAGAGGGTTGGCCTACCCTCGGGTTTCGCCACCCACTTAAAAGCGGCGTGACAGAGGAGGCCCTTAATGAGGGCCCCCTAAGTTGGTAATTACTTTTTTGCTCGATTAGCAGATCGGTCCATAATCTGGAGATTGCTCTTCGAGTTATTTGTGGCATCACCGTTCTTGTGGTCGATATCTTTACCCTTCAGAGCGGATTTACCATGCTTCTTAATCATCATACGGCGGGCAGCGTTCCGATTGACACGCTTCTTTACCTGCTCAGGCCGAGCCTGATACTCGCGGTCATAATCCGAATAGACCCGGCCTGACGGTGCAGCCATGTTGATTTCCCTCTTAGAAGATGCTGGAGCGTCCCAGCTTGGCCTCGACCTTAGCCCGGAAGGCTGCGTCAGTGGCGTAGCGGGGATCGTTCATGTCAGCGGTGAGTTGAGCAACACTCTCGTAGGAACCCCCGGTGGACTGTGCGTCAGACCCAGAGAGACTCCGGGAAGGCTCAAAGCCATCCGAGGCACTCCGACGGGCCACCAGACCACGGACAGCCATCTTGATAGCGTCCATGTCGTTGGTTTCCATGATGCGGTTGTAGGCATCAATCTCAGCGTTATCGAGATTGTTCATGGCCCACTGGGTCAGGTCATCATACGACCCTTCACCCACCTCGCCCATGATAGCTTCACGCTGGGCTTCGAGGTTCGAGAGTTGAGCTTGGACATAGCCATCTACGATTTCCCGGGGGATGCCTGCGTCTGCGAGGGCGTCATAGCTTTCCGAGGAGAGTTCCCCGTTAGACCAGAACTCTTGAGCAAAGCCGTTGAAATCCAGCCCCGCGTTCTCCACCATGTCCCGCGCCTCTTGGTCGGACATGTCACTAGGAGCTTCTTCAGATTTCTCTTCACGGGGTGCTGACTGCTTCTTCTCAAGTTCCGCATAGGCTTTCGCTAGGTCCTCCGCAGAGTTGAACTTCTCAGGGAGCCACTCCGGGCGTTCCTCCTGAGCAGGGGCTTCTTGTTCCCCGGCCTGCTCTGCCGCAGCGGCGTCCATAGCTGCTGCTTGTTCTTCCAGAGTGGGCCCAGAGGTTTCCCCTGAGGTGTCGATGGTTACTTGCTCTACCATGTGTTACTTACCTTTGATGTTATTGCTGGTGGCTTCCACAGCACTCTCGCGCATACCCTTGGCCATCTCAGAGGCCATAGGTTTCGCTGCTGATTGAGCCATCTCCATCATCTGTTGCTGTTGCATTTGTTCCTGCATCGCTGCCTGTTCCTGAGCCAATTGCTCCTCAGACTTGATGAGGCCACCCATGTCGATCCCTAGAGCGGTCCCGATACGAGTGATGTAGTCACCCATGTTCATGTGTTGGGCGAGTGCCTCAGGTCCTAGCGGCTGGAGTGCCGCCATCATCATCTGATACTTATTCAGATCATGACCACGACCCAGAGCCTCAAGGCCAGTTACGATGGTAGGATTGGCGACCCCCTTGGGGAGTGCCGGGAGTTTCTTCTGACGGGTCATCCTGGCGATGATGCGGTTGACCAGAGGAAGCTGGAACTCTTGGCTAAGGATGGAGTAGACACCACCCAGAGCATCCTCGAGTTCACCCGCCATGTAGCGGACTTCTTCTGCTGTCACTCGCTCACCTGCACGGCGGATTGCTGAGTTCATCAGGAATGCGTAGGAGAGCCGCTCAGTGATCGTCTGGATTGTAGACATAGCCACCGAGAGGTCAGCCTGCTTGCCAACCTGGAGAACACCAACCTCCGCTGGATTACCGGAGATAATAGCGCCATTCTCCGCTTTAGCCACATCTCGGGCTTTCGTGGTGCCGTTAGGGGCAACCATGAAGACGACCTTGGCGGATGCTGCGGTGCCTTCGAGGACAGCCTTGGAGAGCCCTTCGAGGCTCACTAGGTCACCAATGTATTCCTCGATGTAGCCACGGCCATAGTCCTCGCCATCAATGGAGGTCCACCGGAGAGCCAGCATAGGGGGCTTGTCCATAGGATAGGAGCCCTCAGTGCCGGGGACTTTCACCCCACGGACTTCCTGATACATCTTGTAGGACTTCTTCTCACGATAGAGGTGAGTATAGACATCCACAGTGTTGTCGTTGGCTTTACCATCGTGGTTGGTGTCAGACGGGAGGCCAGCATCATCAGCGTCCTCGAGCATCGCCTTGATGTCCTCGGGGAGGCTTGCGATGGATCGGGTTTCCTTGATGATGATCTCGATGACAGCACCCATGGGGTCCCGCTTGACTACATAGCGGCTCAGGGGGAACACCCGGGCACCCCCGTCAGGCGGGAGATACATCAGAGCGTTACCAGCCACGATGAGATGCTTGAGGGTTTCGAAGATAGGAGCCCGCATACCAGAATTCTCGATCTCGGTCATGACAGCCCGCTCATACTTGTTGAGGGCTTCATCGACCTTGGCTCGAGCCCCTTCCTGCTGTGCAAGCTCAGTGATGGTAAAGTCATCGAGCTTCATGGCGAAGAACGGGGAGTTAGGGGGAAGGAGAGATAGGAGCAGCTTAGACGCCAGATTGTTGACGCCTCGTGCCCCGATCCCTTGATACGGAGTGTAGAGTTTGGTGGATGGGCCGTGACCACTTTCGGGGATCAGAGCCGGGATCGTATACTTAGCTGCATCACGGGCCCGCTCCAGATAGATGTCACGGTCGGAGGACAGCTTGTCGTAACGCTTGGCGCACCCACCCTTTTCGTCGTTATGCACGGCGCTCACCTGTTAGTTCGTGCTGGAAGTAGACCGGATCGACAGGGGGTTGTTTCCTGCGAAATAGCGGTTCCTGCGTTCAATTTTGTAATTGCGGAGACCCTGAGCCCGAGAGTTGATCATCTCGCTCTCATCAGACGCCTCAGAAAGCTTAGGGGCTTCCTGTTCGAGCATCGGGGGAGCCGCCGGGGGAGGCGGGGGAGCAGGGGTCTTAGGTTGAGACATAAAGCACATGTGTCACCTGTTATCGAATGCGGAGGGGGTTAGGGCCACGGGACTGCCCGGGGGTCGCACGGCGGTTGGGGCCACCCCGGCGATACGGGTCTTGACCTCGGCGCTTGGCTGCAACCGTGGCATTCTCTTCGCGGAGACGGGATGCCTTGGCGGAAGCCGCTGCACCACCATCACGCTGACCACCACTGCCGGAGCCACCACCGACACCATCTTCAGGATCGATAGTCTCAGGAGCTTGGACAGGCTGGTCGTTACCAGAAGCGCCACCTACGGGTTCGCTGGGCTTGGGGCCAGTGACAGGACCAGAGATAGGACCGCCAGGGTTCTGGTTGGGAGGCTTGGGGCCGGAAGGCGGAGGACCAGCTTCAATCGGATCTTTTTGAGCAGGAGGAGTGGTCGGGGAGTTGCTCGGAGGCTTAACCTCAGGAGCTGCGGGGGTCTTATCCCCAGACCCAGACGGACCACTGATGGGGGAGCTAGGGGCGTTGGAGCCCGGCTTATCAGGGTCTTTATCGGTCTGCCAATTGTTGTCCCGAATGGGGTCTTTGTTGGCAGGGGGACGTGCCGGGGGACGCGGGCGGTTAGGCTTGTTATCCGAACCACCGCCGCCACCACCGCCGCCTCCAGAACCGCCAAAGCAGATACCGGGGAAAAGGAGTTCTTGAAGGATCATTACCTTAGCCTTTTACGGAGTGTTATGTTTTGAAATTCAAAGCCCCTAGACTTGAGGGCTCGTTCCCACCCCTTACGGCCAAGTATCTCTACGGTGTCACAGCGGTTAGCCTTAGCTACGTTCTCGAGGAACTCTGTGGCCGCAGCCCAGTCTGTGTCAGACCCGGCAGTCAGGATAATTCTTAGGGCAGTGTATTGGGGGTAATAAATGAAGGAAGTCACAGCTATGGAGACGATCTCGCCATCGACATCATCAATCCACAGGTGCCACTCCCCGGATTCCAGATGCCCCCAGATATCATCTAGGGACATGTGGTCATCTACTAACCGAGAAAAAAATGGGACCAACAGGCCCCACTCTTTCTCAATAGCTTCTAGATTGTAGACAGGATAAACGGTCCTCATCGAAGGATGTTGTCCTGTTGTTCTTCGTGGAGTCTCTTGAGGGTTCTCACGACATCACAAGCGCCACGCCTAAACCACACCTCTCGGTCACTCCAGGAAAGCTCAGGGGCTTTATCCGGGTAGTAACGGTCGAGATACTCTAGGAGCGCTGGCTCGATATAGGGGATTTTATCCATATCTATCCTCTAATAGGTAGGTATCAAAGAACTGTCTCGCCTTCGAGTTGATTGATACGCATTTCACAGTAGCGAATTACCTTTTTAAGATCAGTAATTTCGCTCTGAGTTTCATCCATTCCCGGGTAAGCCTTATGGCCTGCCCGAGATGCGTATTTGATGATATTCCCACGCCAGAATTCCATGCCATTCCGCATGATGTAGGTGATGGGCTCGATGGCGTATCGTGCGTAGTGGAACGGCTTCTCGATGATCTCTTCTTGGACGTTCATTGCTCCGGGCTCCATAACTGAACAGTGTGGGTTTCCATATCGTAATCCTCATAGCGCAGGATGCGGGCAAGACGTGCTTGCTGGAGAGCATCCTCCTCAGTGAGCCCCTTCTTCTCGAAGAGCCCAATGACTGTAGACCACGATGTATTAGCATCGAGAGCCTTCTTGGCTCCCACCTTGCCTACCCCGGGACACCCGGGATAACCATCAGTCTGATCCCCTGTGAGGGTCTGGAAGAAGAACTGGTAGTCAGCGTTCCCCTCGGGGTTCTCCCGGATCATGCCATCATCGAAATCCCAGATGTTTCCCGGGATCGTCCACATGTCCTTATCTTGGGAGTAGATGAACCTGCTCAGGCCATCCACGGGGTCAGACGTAAGGATGCCCATGATGTCATCAGCTTCCAGGTCCTCCCACATCTCGTAGGGGTGAGCCTCCATGATGTGTTCCCTGAGGGGCTTCAAGAGGAACGGCTTGCGCTTACCAGTGCGGTTCCCCTTGTAGCTCTCAGAGACACTCTTGCGGAAGTTCGAGGAGCCAGTGAGGCAGATGATGTAGTTATCAGCCCCAGTGCGGCTCAGGATTGCCTCGATCTCATCGTCCAGATCGGCAGCGGCTTTCTTAGCGTCCCCAGAGAGGGTCCAGACATCATCATCCCACTGAGTGAATTCCTCGTTGATAGAGGAGATGGTGTAACAGAGGATGTCTCCGTCGATCAGTGCTGTGAGCATCTTACTGTTTCTCCTTGAACTCTCCACACCAGTGCCCGGAGCCCACATTGAGGGGCTCAGGGTATCTGTGGCAGTGAGCGAACATGTTGCTGGTCTGGTTGAAGAAGAGGCAGTTCTTACATGCCTTCTCCACTGCTACTTTCTTGGGGGCTTGCTTAGTGGGTCTCCGCCCAGTTGTTCCCGACTTTGTATTCGCCATCTAGGTCCACCTTAATGTTGAAGTGTTGTCCTGCTTTCTTGATGCACTCGACAGAGAGCTTCCCGATCTCCTCGGCAATCTCCTCATCGCACTCGTATTGATGCTCATCATGGACGTTAGCCACGACCTGACAGCGATCCTTGAGGCCACGCTCGAGGAGTGCCTTGTCCATCTCCACGGCCCACTGCTTACACACCAGAGCCCCTGCGGATTGCAGGAGGGTGTTCAGAGCAGCATGGGAGCTACGGATATGGAGTTGACGCCCATCGAGGCCCACGAGGTAGCCCCTGCTTGCCGCCTTGGTCACCATAGTGATGAGCTTGGAGAGCGCCGGGGTAGCCTCGAGGAAAGTGGTCTTGAGCTTCTGACCTTCCTTGGCACCCTTGCCGATAATGGACCCGATCTTCTCGGAGCCAGCACCGTAGAGGAATGCGTAGATGAAGGTCTTGGCGCTGTCCCTTGTGGGGAGACCAGCGGCCTTCTGGTTTGCTGTATGGATGTCACCATTCACCACTTCTTCCCCGTAGGACCCATTGTCGAAATGGGCGAGGTAGTGGGCCAGCATACGAAGCTCTAGGCCAGAGACATCGACACCGACCAGCTTCTTACCGCTGGGCACAGTGAAGAGTTCCCTACACTCCCTACCGAAAGGTTTCTTGAGAGAAGGAACCTGGGCGAGGTTAGGCTTGTTGTGGGTCATACGGCCAGTGACAGCACCGTTGGTATTGACCTCACCGTGGATGCGACCCTCTGCATCGGCCAGACCAATCCAAGAGTTGTCACCCTCGCCAAGCTGGGAGATACGCTTCTGGAGCATCATTGCCCGAGACAGCTTCTGTGCCTCGGGGTAGCTTAGGCGACCCAAGACGTTCTCGTCAATCTTGGGTTGCCCTTTGTCAGTGAACTCCTTTGGCTTCCACCCGTAGAGCGCCTTGAGGCGGTTAGCGATGTGGTGCCGGGAGTTGGGGTTGAAGACATTGTGCTTGATGACTGTGTAAGACGCACCAGCCCACGTCGAGTGACGGGTGACTGACTTGTAATTCACATCTCGAGTTGGTGTCTTCTCTTCGACAGCAGAAACCCACGGGTCGAACACGGTCTGTAGTTCGTCGTCAATGGCGGCCCGCTCAGAGGCGAGGCGCTGCATGAGCTTGTCAGCCTTCGCACGGTCGAACAAGAAACCATGACGGGTCTGCTCGGAGATGATCCAAGCTACCGCATGTTCGAGTTCCACCGCTTGTTGACTGGGCTTCATAGCTGACAGGTGCTTCCACAGATGGAGGGTGACCTCCGTGTCCTGTTCGCAGTATTCCTGCATCTCTTGGGACCACTCAGACCAATCCGTAGATTGACCGAACTCGCCCTTGAGAACCCCCAGACGGTAACCCCAAGCCGAGAGACTGTGCGATCCACGAAACTTGCTTTCGAGACGCCCTGTCTGAACCAACCGCAAATCCCGGTCACCGAGGTTGGGGAAGGTAAGGCGAGAGATAATGAGGGTATCGACCACCCGCTCACGGTCCACAGAGAACCACGGGTAGACCTTGGAGAGGGCCGGGATGTCGAAGTTGATGCCGTTATGGGCGATCAGCTTGTCCGCTTCCATCATCTGACGGAGGCCCTGCTCGATTTCGTTAGGCGTGTAGGAGTAGACATCGTTGGTGTCCACATCACGCAGCACAAGGCTATGGACCTTGGTGAGGTCCGCATAGAGACCATCAGTCTCAATATCGAAAACGTAAGACGCCATAATGAGTATCTACTCCTGATTGTTAGCTGTTAGTCCACGACACGCACTGCGCGTCTACATCTGCATAGAGGACATCTGCGTATTCCTCTGCGGTGAGGTTTCCCCGGAAGTTCTCATCGAAGTCAGCGAGAACCTGGGGATACATCTCGACGCATTCCTCGGCGGTCCCCAGAGCCTCCGGGTATGCCACGGAGATTTGAACCTGAACGCTGGGGTTCGAGACGGATTGCAGGGTGATGAGTAGCAGTGCGGTGAACATGGCTTATGCCTCCAGAGTGTAGCGGGTGTATTTCTGCTTGGTCACAGGGTGGAACTTGACGTGGCTCACGATCTCGTGGCCCATCTCACGGAGTTCCTGGATGCGCTTGGTGAGGCTCTGGATCGAGTATTCGATGAGTGCTTCACGGACAGTGATCGAGCCAGCCTTCTGGAGGTGAGCCATGATCTTCTGGTGCTGAGTTTTACCGTTCATTTTCTTCCATCCTGAGTGTTCTAGAGATTGAGCTTTACTGTTCCAAAACTGGTAACGCACTAAGTAGCGATCAGGGTCTCTCACCGCTAAGAGGCAGAACCTCTCGGCTAACTGAAAGACGCGATCTTCACATGAACATTGAGATGCTTTCATGGAGCCTCCCAGTGTCCTTGTCGTAGTGAAGGGTGTCAGCAACACCAGTGTCCCCGGTGTGGCGGTTCTTGAGGACCCTCACTGTGACCTCATTGGCCTCCTCGAGGGACTGCTGGTTACGCTCCAGACCGATCACTGTGTCACTCAACTGAGCGATAGAGGCCGATCCCCGGAGAGCATTGAGGGATGTTTGGAGACCTTCCTCCCATCCTGTCTTGCCCTCGGGGCGCTTGAGGTGGGACACAAGGATCAGGCCGATCCCAGTTTCCTCCACAAGAGAGCGCAGCTTGGTCATGAGCACGTCGATAGTCTTGCGCTCATCCCCATCATCGATCCCAGAGACCACGATTGAGAGGTGGTCGAGGATCACCCAGTTGACCCCGAGGCCCTTGGCTAGATACCGAACCTTGTCCAGCAGGTTGTCAGCCTCCAGAGAACCAAAGTGGTCATAGAGGTAGACCCTGCCTGTCCCTAGGGTGGCATCGAATGCCTTCTTCATCTCCTCATCAGAGATGCTCGTAGGGTCGATGTGGAGGGGCTTATCTGCCTCCAGCCCGACAAGGCCAAGAGCAGTTCTCCTTACATTTTCCTCCAAAGCAATGTAACCTACCGTATCGCCTTTCTTGAGGATGTCGTAGGCGATCTCTCGGCAGAACTGCGACTTACCCACACCGGAGCCAGCAGTGACTGTGACAAGCTCGCCCCTGCGTAGCCCAGAGGTTTTCCCTTGGAGCCCTGTGAAAGGCCACTCGATGCTTGGGCGGTTGTCAGGCTTGCTGATGCGTTCCCAGAGGTCAGCGCCATTGAGGATGCCATCAGGGGTGAAAGGTCGTGCTTGGTAGTAGCTGTCCACCAGAGCCGCACTCTTGCCCTTCAAGAGACACTCGTTGGGGTCCTTGAGGGGGAGGTGAGCGATGTGAGCCTGCCGAGGGGACAGCAGTGCTGCTACCTCTTTGGCTGCTTTCTGACCGGGCTCATCCATGTCGAACATGAGGATGACCTTCTCGAAGGAAGACACCCACTCAAGTTCCGCCTTGACTGCCTTGACAGCAGCTTGAGCACCGTTGGGGAGAGAGACCACAGGCCACTTATGCTTAGTGACCACCTGAGACACGGTGAGAGCATCAATCTCGCCCTCGGTGATGCACAGGGTCTTTCCGCCAGGTTTGTAGAGGTGCTGCCCGAAAAGCCCGGAGTTCTTGGGGTCACCAAGGAACTTGAAGCTCTTGTCTCGGAACCGCAGCTTGTAGGCTACTTCCTGACCGTCCCTACGGTAGATAGCCACCTGACAGGTCTGACCGTTGTAGGTCCCCATCTTGTAGCCATACTTCTGACAGGACTCCTCTGTGATCGACCGAGCTGGCAGAGCCTGAGCCTTGTCGATCTTGAGACCGTCGATGCTAGGCTTGGGCTTGAAGCTCGTGACTGTAGAGGTGTCCCCGTCAGCGGCACCATAGGCACCACAGGAGAAGCAATAAGTATGCCCATCAGTGTAGAGGGAGTTGGCATCACTTGAGCCACACTCTTCACAAGGGACGTGCTTGATAAATTCACTATCGCTTTGCTCATGTGCTGCCATTCGGTAGCTCCTACTTTAGGGGTTGTATCGATCCACGTTGAACAGCATGTGGCGGTTCTTACGGGAAACTAGGTCCTCCAAGAGGCACACCTTCAGATCAGGGGCCTTCATTCGGAGGAGGTCCACGAGACCCTCGAGAGCATTCTCTTGGGCCTCGGTGAAATTCCGGGAGGGATTGCCATCTGGTGACTTCCCTCCCACCAACACTGCGCAGAGCGCCTCGGCATTAGCAACACGGGAGAGCGGGGATTGCTTATCCTGAGGACGCCCAAACTCCACCAAGCCATCACGCTGGATGATGAAGTGATATCGACTACCAAAGTAGCCTGCCTGTCGGTCCTTGAACTCGATCAGTGACGCTGGGACCTGCTGGTTAGGTGCAGTGAACGTCTGGTCAATGACGAGTAGTTTGGCTGGTTGATCCAGCTTCTTGGTATTTTCGAACATGGTAAGTTACTCCCAGAGCCAATCCTCCGGGATGCTTAACTTGGAGAACCGAAAACCATTCTTCTCACACCACATGGCGTAAGTGGTTTTACTCTGCTTGCTGATACGTTGATTGGGGTTACTGAATACGAAGCGTAGGTCCACCTCAGGATGTTGATCCTTGAAGAGGATGTGCTTCTGTCTGTCTGCTGTGACGAACCGCCCCTTGCTCTCAATGATCAGGGGGCGATCCTTAGTGGTCCCATCGGGACGTGTAGTGATGATGAAGTCAGGGGTATACCGTGAAACCTTAGCAGGCTTGAGATACTTGAAGGTCTCAGCCTCATACTTGTAAGCGACCCCCTGCTTCGTCAGGGCTTCAGAAATGGCACTCTCTAGGCCACTCCTGAAACCATACTTAGCGCCAACAGCAGCAGCATTCTTAGAACGGGATGTCGTCCTCTTCGATGCTGTCTTCGTTGAACGCTTGACCATCGTTACTCTCTTCTTCTGCTACAAAACCACCTTCCTCGACCTCGAAGTCGAACCCGGCACCGCCGCCAGAGAAGGTCTTGAGATCGATAACCTGGACAGCGCGGGGCTGGAGGGAGATGCCCTTCTTACCAGCAGCGTTCCAAGCGTAGACGGAGAGCTTGAGGCGAAGGATCGAGCCAGAGCCAATGTTCAGGCCCTCGACGCGCTTACCCATAGCGTCCCAGAGGACAGGCTTGCGGTCCCAGAGCTGGCCATCCCTGCGCATGACGTTCTTGATCTTGCATTTGAAGATCACCCGGCCAGTTTCCTCGCCAGTCTCTTCGTCAATCTCCATCTTCCACATGGAGTTATCAGCCTTGGCGGGGACTTTCCCGGTGTGCTCCTTGTGCACCGCCATCAGCTTCTTCATCAGGTCCTCGGCTTCCTCAGCAGGAATGGCGAGATCGACCGAGTAGACCCCGAGAGGATTAAACTTGGTGTCAGGGGTCTCCAGCTTGGGCCACACGGCGACACCCTTGGGGGTCATGAGTTCCATATCGGACATACTAATCAGGCTCCGTTACGTTAGCGATAATATCGATGAGAGCTGCGACCTGCGCCCATGAGAGAGACACAGTGTCCTCATCGTATCCTGTGGTGTTGATTTGAGAGAGCATACAGCCCTCGATGTCGAAGAAGGCATTCACCTCAGGTGCGCCTTCGAGGTCTTGGATCGTGAAAGATCGGTAGTCCTCAAGGTGATCAGGTAAAATCATAGTCACTGATGAGCTCCTGTGCTTTCTTCCGGGTCACCTTGGTGGCGACCACGAGACCGTTGATCTGGACCGTGTAGAGCCCATGGGTTTCTATGAGGGTTACCATTGATCCTCCTGTTGGATGTTTGGGTTCTAATAGGTAGGTATGAAGAGTGAACCTCACTGATCGGTATCTATCTCAGCTAAAAAAGAACTCCGATTGGAGCACCTCAGTGAGGTCCAGGTTACCGATCTCAGGCATTGGCGGGACCTGATCTTCATCATCGATCATGTGCCTGACCTGATCGTAGAAGCTCTCAAGCTGGTTCTTGCCTTGATACATCTTGAAGAACTCAGGCTTGATGCAATCGTTAACGAACACACCCATGTCAGCAGCGTGAACCCCAAAGCTGTCGTGGATCATCGAGAAGGACATATCCCTCCCGGTGTCCAAGGCAGCGCACACCGTCAGTTGGAGGTGAGCAGCGTCCATGCTGTGGATGAAGTTGGGCGAGATAGACTGAGCAGTCTTTCTGGGGTCGATCTTATCGGTGTCCTTACGCATCTTGATGCACATCTTACCGTCGATGTAGGTCCAGATTTTTATCACCTCTTGGTTCACGTTATACTGCCGGACCTTGAGTCCAGCAGGGGTGATCCAGAAGATCGGCTCGTCCCCCTTGGACCCCTTGGTGATCACTCGGGACACCTTGGTGATCCAATCCATCGCTTCGCGGGCCTTGATGACTGTATCAGCGATAGCAGCCCAGAGGTGTTTGGCAACGTAGGGGGTTAGGGTCTTGATGATATACTCCTCACCGAACCCGCCAAAGTCCGTAGAGGATTTCTCGAACTGCTCGAGGTAGTGAGCCTCGGTATACCGCATACAAGCACGGAACGTCCCGGAGTAAGGGACGATCATCACAGGGCGCTTGGCAAGGGCTCGAGTGATCCCCGCGTTCAGCGCAATGTTGGCGACACCAGCCTTCTCAGGCTTCTTGAGGTCCTCCTTGATGCTGGCCTCTGCCTTAAGGGCAACAGCCTTGTAGATGTCCTGGCGCTCATCCAGAGCCATGAGGTTAACTGCCTTTCCTCCTTCCTCATCTTTGAGCATGGCGGAGAAGTGTTGCAGACCAGAGCAGGTTGCATCGAAGTTGATGGGCATGTGGGAGATGAACCCCGGCCCGTGGTCCCCAAGGGCTTTCCACTCCAGACAGAAGCGGAGGAACTCGAAAGGGCTGTCGGTGTGAACCCAGCGCCGATCTTCGCGCCAGTTGGTGGCGATGCTCTCGAACATCTCCTCATTATCCCAGACCCAATCAATCCGCTCTTGGAGAGACAGCTTGTCGTGACCGAAAGCGTTGGCACCTGCGATAGCGAGATACTCAACGTGGAAACGGTCCTCGATGGGCTTGCCTTCACCGAACTCCAAAAGTGCCCGGATGTGGGCAGGGCCTTGGGGGTTGAGGTAAGTAGGCTTGGGATACATCCGACCACGACTGTCGAACTCATGGGGGAAGTAAATCTTCTCGTATTTGGAGAACTTCTTCGCCACCAGAAGGGCGTTGAGAAGGTTGATCCTGTTCGAGATAGACTTACGGTTGAGGCGATGAACAAGGGCGACATCCGCCATGTTTTGCTTCCACTCTTGGCTTCCTTTCTCAAGCTCAGGAGGGAGCGGGGGGAGCTCGATGTCGGTAGAGGGAGGGATGCTGTCCACACCGTAGTTGTCCTCATAGGCAACCTGGAGGGCCTCCAGAATGACTGTATTGATCCGCCAAGGGGTGGATTGGACAGCGTTAAGGGCGCGTATGGGTTTGGACAGATCGGTAAGCTCAAGCTCCCTTAGGTATCCCACAGGGGTGTTCTTGAATACTCGATAAGGGCGCACGTTCTCCGTCAGATATGGAGAGCTAACTAGGTTGTCAGGCTCCCAAGGTTTCGGAGGGTGCACCATGGGGTTATAGAGGAGGTGGATTGCCTCGTTATTCTTCATCATGTCATCGACGACCTTGGAGAACTCCGGGGTGGCACTGTAGAAATACTCAGACTTGTTATGTGCCATCCAGACCAGCCGCTTCTCGACCATCCCTGTGGTCTTTATGAAGAGGAACATAAGGGTGTCTGCCAACTGGACCTTTTTATCCAGAGACCACCCTTCCTGCTTCCACTCCATCTGCCGCTTACGAAACTCCTTCTTGTAAGCCTCGCGGCGGCGGTGACGGGTGAGCCTGCGCACATCGCAATTCTTGATGATGTCCCGCATGTGGGCAGGGAAGTTGTCGTTGAAGTGGCGAAGGGCCATCTCATCGTGGATCATGTCACCAGTGGTAGCGCTGAAGGAACCCACCTTCATCCCGTAATAAGTCTTAGCATTGATCGTCTGCTTGCCGATCAGCCCGATTAGGTTCAGCACTGCCTTGGTGAAGATGTAGGCAACTGCCCTGTTGTCCCCGAACTGGCGGAGCATCTTGGCAGCGACGAACTTGTTGTTGTGGTGCTCACAGTATTCATCAAGGGCGTCCGTGAAGGCCAAGACGACCTTGCCAAGTATCTTACGCCCGATCAAAGTCTCACCGAACCTGTTCCGGTCCCCGGCTGCCTCGTGGGCCTTGTGGAACCTCTCAACCGAGAAGTCCCTCATCTCTTTCTCAAGCCTTACCTGCTCTTCGTAGGTGTCCATGTGTAGGCTCTCCTCATGCTTGCGAAATCTAATAGGTAGGTATGAAGCCCTATTCAGTAGTGACACAGGTGTTTGATGGGGTCCCTCTAGGGTATCCCTTAGAAACCAATGGCCACAAGAAAGGGCACCGCATGACTGTAGAAGCCCATACGGTAACCTAGGTATTTTTGGTGTAACGGAGTGTTGCTTGCCCCAGAGAAACCCCTAAGAATTCAAAGGGATAACTCTGGGCATGTCACTGTGTGTCACTCTCGTGTCATCACTCCAGGATATCCGCCAGGCCATAGATATCCTCTGGGACCAGCTTGGCGTAACGCATGGTGGTCTCGATGTTCCCATGCCCCATCCAGTCCTTGACCCTGCGGATGTCTGCACCTCGCTGGACTAGCCTAGTGGCGCAGGTATGTCTGAAGGTGTAGACGACAACATCTTTCATGCCCTCAGCCTCTGCGGCTGCCTTGACGTCCCGCTTGAAGGGCACATAGGACAACCCAGAGAAGGGCTGGCGTTCCCCTAGCTCCCTGCGGCGCTCTAGGATGTCCGCAGCGGCCTTAGTGAGAGGGACCGTGCGGGTGGAGCCTGTCTTGGTTTCCCAGAGGGTCACCAGCGTTCTCCCATCCTTGCTCTTGGAGACATCCCGCCATTCAAAGGGCTTGGCCTTGTAGGCATCAGTCTCCACGACCTCACCGGGACGGAACCCAGTGTCGATGAGGAACTTGGCTAGGTCCCTGTGGTCCTCAGAGGACAGGCCAGAGATAAGGGCAGCTTCCTCTGGCTCTGTGAGGAACCTGTAGCGGCTCTCGGTGCCTTTGAGGGAGGGCCACTTGAGGTCTCGCAAGGACCCTTGAGGGATATCCCCCATGTCCTCTGCGTGGCTCAGGAGCTTCCTAAGCCTGCTCAGGTTGTGGCGGATGGTCTGATCCTTGACGCCTTCCTTGCGGCGAGCCTCAACGAACCCAAGGATGTCCCTTGAGGTATACGCCGAGGGGTCCTCTGGGAGGTGCTCTATGAGCTTCCCAAGGGCGCTATCGACTTGGCTGGTCCTGTGGGAGGGCCAGAGGGAAGGGCCGTAGGTGAGGGCCAATGACTGTAAGGTCAGACCCTCAAGGGCGCTTGGGTGGGGCACAGGGCCCCCCTTGCGGATAGACCCCTGCGCTAGATCGTGCCAGCGCTGGGCCTTCTCTAGGGTCTCGAAGGTGTAGCGGTGATACTTGCCACCGTTGGGTTCCTTGAGACGTGCTTGGTATTTCCCCTGAGGGGTCACTCCGATTGTCATTGCTTCTTCATTGCCTCCGATACTTTTCCGACGAAATCCAGACCCTTTCGGGTGAGGGTCACGATCTGAAACCTGCGGTCCTCTGGGTCCTGCATGACAGACAGGAAGTCCTTGCCGGGGGTCCTAGGGGCCTTGAGGTCGGCCCAGTAAAGGGTAGCTCTGGACCCAGTGGCGTTAGACATACCGAGCTGCTTCTCTACATTGAACCTGTTGCCAGAACGGTTGTCCTGCTCGGCATAGTAAAGAAGGGCAAGGATAGAGGGCAGGGTGATAGCGGGATCAACTTCCTTGAAGGTCTCTAGGACCCTAGCAAGTTTCCTGATCTCCGCGAGGTCGATCTTGTTGGTTGCGTTCATTGGATTGATCCTTTGAGGGAGGGTCCGGGTTCATAAGGGCTGCGATAGCCTCCAAGAAACCAGACGGGCTAAAGTATTCCATACCTGTCCGCTCGGCCTCCTGCAAGATGCATTCTTGGAGCATCCCGTGGATTTCCTCGTTGTTATATTGGGCCTCAAGGGCAAGACACGCATCAAGGGCGGGTCCAGAGTTGGCCTTAAGCCTAAGTTGACACGCAACATAGATTAAGGCATCCGCCAGCGGCAAGGGCTGCTGTTGGGTAGACATGCTTTCACCATAGATTTGTTGATTGAGCCTATATGCAAAAGGATAGGCTTTGAAGCAAGAGTTGAAGTCTCTTGACGTTGGGGCAGGTAAGGTAAACCTTACTGACCTACTGCTTCCTCGATGAGGTCATAGAGATCGAGGACCCCATCAAGGGCATCGTCCTGGGCGCTATGACTGTAGTAATCCTGGGGGTCCCCCATGAGGTTGTCGTAGTAGCACAAGGAAGGGCAGACGGGTTCAGGGTTGTGGAAGATGACGTTGCTCATTTAAGGGGGCTTTCGAAGGTCTTGAAGATGTCACCAAGTTGCTTGGCGGTGATTGCAGCGGCTGCGAGGATAAGGGCGACACCAGCCACCCATATTGCGGCGAAGACTGCGAAGATGACGATAAGGGCGAGGTCCATTGCTAAGGCTCCATTGAGGGTTAGAAGGGCGGTTCCTCCCCGGGCGTCTCAGGACGCCAAGGGCTGTAGGTATCAATCAGGCGCTCGAGCCGTGCCTTATGAGGGCAGGCAGGAGGCGGGTCTGTGAATTCCCCATCAGCCCCTAGGGTGATCCCGTGGAGGTTCTTAAGGAAGTCTTTGAGGTCCGGTGATAAGGGCATGACTGTATCTCAGTAGGTCACGACAAGACCAAGGGTGATGAGAACCCATGCGGTAAAGAGGATTGTTAAGGTCATGGTGAGGGTTCCTTTTGGGTATCAATCGGCGACGTAATTTCGGCTAACATCCACGGCGAAGGCGTAGGTTTTAGGTCCGGTCGAGTAGGGCACAACCTTTGCGATAGCCTCGGCGGGAAGGGCGTCAGCATAGGCTTTAGCATCGGCGTGGGTCTTAAACCCTTTGATCAGTTGATAGCGGTTGAACATGGTAGGGGTTCCTTGTGTGAGGGTGATAAGGGCACCCGCTAAGGGCACCCCTATGATGACTGTGGGTTGAGGCAAAGCATTGCCTATGTATTATCGCAGGACGAAACCAGAGGTGTCGTGCTTGGCGTCACCCTTGGCCTTAAGGGCAACGATGCAACCCTTGGGGTCCGCAGGGCGATAGTCGTGGGCGTCACCGTCAATGGTCACCGTTTGAGGTGCCCAAGCGGAATAGGTGTGGTGAGGGTTGGCAAGGCTTGCCTTGTAAAGCTTTGCATCCATGACAACCGCCACGTTTCCACCTGCGGCAAGCACATCTGTCACGGCGTCATCATTGTCTTCTGTGCGGGAAAAGGTCAGATGATAGTTGGCAGGCATACGACCTTCTGCCCATGCGATAGCCCGCTTGGTGACTTTGGTGTAGTCATAGAAGGACACAGACGGGAAGGCATCCATGAGCAGCATGGTGTTGCCGTCAATCGTGACCTTGCGGATTTCCCAAGGAAGATCAGAGGTAGCGTTGAGGCGCACCCCGGGTTCCATCCCACGCTTCTTTGCCTTGCGAACAAGGGCGGCAATTTCAAAGACGAGAAGGGCGAGGAAGGCGTCCCGCTCTTTGAAATAAGCCACGGTCTTTGCCTTGCGGCTCTTGTCCTTCTGGCTCATGTAGGCGGGGTTTCCTGCGGTATGGAGACAAGCTGCAGCGCAACCTGCGGAGGCTTGAGGGCACACTTGGAACCCGGAGAGGTCAAAGGGCGCGAGGTGCAAGGGTGCAGTGAGAACGTCGACAACCTTACCGTTCTTGGCAACCTTGGGGTTACTGTCCGGGTCGGCGAGAAGGGTGTTGATGGGGTGACCCTTGGCGTTGAGGTAGCGGCGGGCGGCGGCGGCAGAGGTGAAGCCGTTGATGTTCATGACTGTGGTTCCTTTCATGTGAAGGGTGAGAGAGTTAACTTAATGAGACCCCCCGGGATTGTTGAGGGGTCCTTTAAGGTAACTATCGGGGGTTAGCGGATGGTGGAGGCAAGGGCCTCATATTCGATAGCGTCTTGGAGGTTTTCGAGGTCCTCCAACATTCCGTTGAGGTCGTGATAGATACGCAGGAAGTCACTTTGAGCTTCTATGAGACTAGCTTGTAAGCTCACCACCTTGTCAGCATCGGTAACACCCTCAGGGGTCGGCTCGGAGTTGACGTAAAGGGCATAGCCAGCATCCTTTCGGTAGTGACTGACGCGGCTCAGAAGGGCTTTGAGTTCGTGGTGCAGGGCGGCGATGTTGTGGGTGTTCATGACTGTGGTTCCTTGTGCTTAGTTAGCCAGCCAGACGACATAAGCCGTGGCAAGGGCGGTGTTGATTGCGAGAACGGTAAGGGCAAGGGTCATGGGTCAGACCCTATCGAACGGGCGCTTGTAATAATTGTAACGAGTCCCGTCGAAGCAAATGTAAACCGTTTCCTTAGCGGTGTGATAAAGCCCAGTGATGGAGCCATATCCTTCTATCCATGCGCCATGTGCGAACATTGTCTTGCTTCCTTGTGGTGTCTTAGGTTGATCCATTGAAGCACCCCAGAACCTGCCGGGGTGCTCTATTGATTAACCTTGTTGCTGCCATGCGGGACTTATCTGGTCGCCCGGTAGGCCCTCCGACTTTTGAGGAAACGGTGACGCTCCTGCGGAACGTATTTACTGGCCTAGAAGGTGCCCCTAGGTGGGCCAAAGAGCGGTGGAAGCGGTGTGTCGCTGCCGATGAACAAGAGATAGCGATAGGTGAGGGATACCGCAAGGATTATTTTTGGGTGACGTGGCGTCAAGTTGGTGATTGTCCTTATTTTACTGGTGGTGACTGTGAGAAAAATCCTGTGTCGGTCCCTCAGGTGTGCCGCCAGGTGTGCCGCCAGGTGTGCCGCCAGGTGTGCTTGTGTCGGTCCTCGAGGGTTCCCCGGGATACCTATGGGACACCCCTAGCGTGGTTAACTGAACGCTTGTTCAATTAAAAGCAAACACCGCAACACATCCAGAAAACGGAATGTGAAGGGTGTTAACATTATGGGTCAACGATGCTGACCTAAGTAGGTAAGAGATGCTGACCTATCGAAAAAAACAAGAGAACGGTAACCCCATGTTACCAGACAACCCCAAGGAATGCTGGGGATCGGGCCGGGTTGTGTCACCGGGTGATGACATGAGGACCCCGAGACCCCCCCGAGAGACTGTCGAGGATCGAGCTAGGAGGGGCGAGGGCACCCCCCGAGGGGGGGATCGCAGGGCAGGGCCCGTATATATACCCTCTCGGATTTTTCTGCCAAAATTGGAGACATCCCCTCTTGACTGAAATTAAGCCGGGTCCTGGGGTTGACTGAAATTAAGCCGAGTGATGGATGTCTTGAATAACTGCTGCTGGTTATTAAAGCCTAGACCACTCCCTAGGAACACCTAAGGCTCTCCTCGGGCTCCATCCCGAGGTTCCTCTAAGGTTCCTCTAGGGGGAGGATCACCAGTGGTGATCTCTCATTGTGTCTTTCCCCATTCATGGGGACTCCCCGTGCTTCAATCACGGGGGACTCCCATAGTATCTCTAGAGGGGAATTCTTTCTCTTTCCTCTAATAGGTAGGTATGTCTTTTTTGTTTGTCTTCCCAATGGGTTGTCCACCTAGGGGGTAACCCTGAGATTTCCCCGTAGTGTCCCCACGATCCTCTTCATACCTACCTATTAGAACCTCAACTTTCTCATGGGAGACCCCACAGATGATCCAAGCCACTTACATGACCCTGACTATCTCCTCGTTTGCCCTTGTGGTCGCCTCTGCGGTCCCCGGCACGTCTCACCCCTACCCAGACACCACCCACTATGACCACGGGTGCTGGGCGTTCATCCACCATGATCTCACAGAAGAACAGGTGATCCAGCTTCTAGCTTCTGGGCACTGCGGTCCACAGGAGTCCAATGATGACAATGGATCGCATAGCGGCTCTAACAGCTCTCCTGATGGCTCTTCTGGTTCATCTGGAGGTAACCCCCCTGCTGACCCTGACAGCCCGCCTAGTGGCCCTGACAGTGGCTCTGGTGAGCCTCCTGTTACTGGTGGTGGAGCTGGCGGTTCTGGGGGTTCCCCTGTGGAAGACCCCGAGGATGACGATGCTCATGACCGGGATGACGACCGTGATGACGATAGGGACGATGACGACCGTGAGGATGATGATCGCCCTGGTGGTAACCATTGTGGCGGCAACTGCGGTAACGGCAATGGGAACGGTGGCGGCAACGGCACTGGTAACGAAGGTAACGGACGAGGTCCTCGGCGATGATTAAAGCAACCTACATAGACCACATGGGGTCAGACCTTAGCGTTGTTAACGCAGCACGGGTATCCTTTGGTAAGAAAAGCCACTGCGAAGAGACCCGTTGGGTGGATATGGGAGATTGGTGTGGTGACATGCCTGTCGTTGATTCCCGTGACCGCAAGCTCATCTCCTACCTCGCTAAGCACAAGCACCTGTCGCCCTTTGGTCATGCCTTTGCTTCTTTCCATGTGAAAGCACCGATCTTCGTTGCTCGACAACTGGTCAAGCACAAGTTCCTGCGGTGGAATGAGATCAGTCGTCGTTACGTCGATGATGAGCCTGAGTTCTACACCCCTGAGAACTGGCGGATGCGCTCTGAGGATAAGAAGCAGGGGTCTGAGGGTGCCCTTCCGCCGATAGAGGAGATCGAGTGTGACTATGACGCTGTGGTGGCCAACGTGACAGCTCTGGGGGTCTATGAGGACCTCCTGAAGCGTGGAGTAGCCCCTGAGCAAGCCCGTATGGTCCTCCCTCAGTCCACCATGACCGAGTGGTATTGGTCTGGGTCTCTGGATGCCTTTGCAGCCATGTGCAAGCTGCGGTGCGCCTCTGACACCCAATACGAAAGCAGGATCGTCGCTGACCAGATCAGTGAAATCATGAGTAACCTCTTCCCTGTGTCCTGGGAAGCCCTAATGAAACAAGTGAGTTCCACGAACAGTGGAGAAGAGTCCCCATGAACAATGACAACACCCGTAAAATGGACATCCTAGAGGCATCCCTGAGTGGTAACCTGATGTCCACCCTAGAGCACCTCCAGAAGGTCCTCATGGGGCTCGAGCAGCGCATCCATGATATCGAGCAGGAGCTCAGTAGGCGCAATGGCCTCTGAGAGCCCCTGTAAGGCCCCCTGGAGCGCCTCTAGCGTCTCTCGGGTATCCCTACCCCCAAAAGCACAAAACCCCCCTCTCCTGAGGCTTCCTACGAGGCCCTATGGACAGGGGGGTTTTTTTCGTCACATCACATCCACTTCAATGGGGTCCCAGAGAGTGGCTTGGTTCTCAGGTGTGACCCTGAGGGGTTCATGGCGCTTTCCATGAATTTCTCCAGCTCTAGGTCCAGAGCTTCTTCACGGTGCATCCTTTCACCTTCCAGTTCGTCTCTCGCCATCTGCTCAGTGTAGTAAGCCACGGCGATACTGAGAGCGTCTAGGCGGTCATCGTGCCTCAAGGCTCCCTTCTCTGCTGTGATCCTTGTGAGCTGATAGACAAGGCTCTTCTGGTATTTCAGGGGGCCATCGTAGCGCTGGGCACTCTTGAAGTCATCCCTGATCACCTGGGGGTCCACGACCAGCTTGTGTCTCATCATCACAGGTTCCAGTGTGTCGATGATCCTGCGTTCCTTTTGCTTGGAGTGTCTGACCTCCTCGATGAGCACAGGGTATATCTTCTTGAGCACTGGCATGAGTAGCTGGGTGAACATACCGTCCCCAAAGTTACTCTCGACCACCACATGGTTGACCTTATGGTTCTTTGCTAGGTGAGCGATCTCAGTCAGGGTTGCATCATCGTAGCCCCCCGGGAGACCCCCACAGGCTGTCACGAAGAGATACCCGTTGAGCATCTTGACCACTGCATAACCAGTTTCGTCTGCCCCTCGACCTGAGGGGTCCAAGGCAAGCACAGCGCCTGTGAAGTCAGCAAAGATTTCCCCTACTGACATTGGAGGGTAGAACCTGTCGCCTCTCATGGCTGCATTGGGGAGGTCGTTGTAGCACTTCTCCTCCAGAGGACCCCAGACGATCCTCAGGGGGGCCTGTTCCTTATCCACTGGCATCATCAGGAGGTCCCTGACTTTCAGCGGGAACCTTTCCATGTCGGAGAGCTGGGTAGACAGCATGAACTGCATAGCGAACCCAGCCTTACCGTAGGAGGCTTCTCGCTCGATGAGGTCAGCGTTATCGAAGCGCCTAGGGTCCGTGGGTTCCCCATCGGTGAGCCCTAGGTTCTGGATGTAAGGTGCTAGGGTCTCCCCGTATTTATCCATCTCCTCGCTAGAAGGCATTCTAGCTGGCCAGATGCGGACCTCATAGCCACGCTCAGGGAGCTTGGAGTAGAGGCTGTCTTCAGTCTGAGGGGTCCCCAAGAAGATCACCCTGGAGCTAGGGAGAGGCTTGAGAACAGCGTCGAATTCCTTAATGCTCTCTGAGAGCTTGTCGCGCATCTGTTGGGTCCCAGAGTTGTTCAAGACCTCCACGTCATCAGCAATGATAAGGTCAGCACGGCTACCTGTGATCTGCGAGGTGATCCCCACGGATTTCACAGAGGGGCTCTGGGAGGCTGTCGCTGGGCCCACGTCGAAGCTGATCTTGGACTGTCGCTGCTCAGACCTAGGCTTGAGGTATTCTAGACCCTCCATCTCCCAGATGAGGCGCTGACAGAACACAGAGAATGCATCAGCGCGTTCCTTGGATGCAGAGACCACTAGGATTTTATCCTCAGGGTCCCGGAGCAGACGCCAGACGACATAACCAGCGGTCAGGTGGCTCTTGCCCACCCCGCGAAAAGCTTGGATCACAGAGCGCTTCTGGCCACTCTGGAGGTAGTCAGCGATGTCTAGCTGGAGGGGGGTTGGCTCTGGGAGCCCCAGGTGCTGGTGGATGTAGTAGACGAAAGTCTTGAAGTTCGACCTGAGCTTCTTGTGCAGATCGGTGTTAGGGATTTCACTCATGGTTACCCTCTAAAATGAAAAAAAGCCCCGCCAGAGGTGTCTCCAGCGGGGCGTTATTATTAGGGTCAGACGGAATCGCAGCTACGCATCCCTGTCTCAGGGTCTATGTAGCAGGCTCCGCCCTCGATGATGGTCTCATCTTCAGCAGCTTCCTCTTCCACTACGTCCTCAGACGTAGAGGCATTGAGGATACCAAAGCGCTTCCCGGAGGCCCGGAAGGTAGTGCAGCCTTTGGCACCGCCATCGTAGGCTTGCATGTAGATGTCCTTGAACTCCTCCCATGTCACAGCGTCACCCACGTTACAGGTCTTGGAGCAAGCGCTATCCACCCATTCCTGGGCGGCAGTGAGCATTGCCACATGTTCCTGTGCGGTGATCTTGTCTGCTGTCACGCAGGAGATGCCCCATTCCCGGTAAGCGTAGTCCTCCACGGTCTCATGGGTGGGCCCATCGGAAGTCTGGATGGTCCGCACATACGAGTGAGAGAAGACAGGCTCGATCCCAGACGACACGTTGTTAGCGGTCAGAGAGATCGTCCCGGTGGGTGCGATAGAGATCAGGTGGGAGTTCCGAATTCCGAACTTCCAGATCATCTCTTGGACATCCCGGTCCAGCTTCTGGATGAACTCACCGTTGGCATACTTCTCGCGGTCATAGAGAGGGAAAGGACCCTTCTCAGCAGCGAGAGATGCAGAGGCCATGTAGGCCCGGTTGGTGATGAACTTCATCAGCTTATTGGTGAACTCCTGAGCTTCCTTGGACCCATAGCGGATATCCAGAGCACCCAGAGTGTTCGCCAGACCAGTGACACCCAGCCCCATGCGGCGCTTAACCTTGGCTTCAGTTTCCTGCTTCTCCAAGGGGTAGATGGTCTCATCGATGATGTTATCCTGAGCACGGACAACGGTAGGGATGTCATGCTCTAGGGTATCCCAATCGAACCAGAAGCCACCCTCAGGGTCCCACTTGGTGTATCGAGTGGTGTTGAAGGAACCCAAGAGACATGCGCCATACTCAGGCAGAGGCTGTTCTCCGCAGGGGTTGGTGGCAGAGATGGTCTCAGCATACCAAAGGTTGTTCATCTTGTTGATGCGATCAACGAAGAGGATGCCAGGTTCAGCCCAATCCCACGTTGCCCGCATCAGGGTATCCCAGAGGGACCGAGCACGGACAGTATCGTAGACCTTGCCATCGAACTGGAGATCGAAGGAGGTATCGTTCTTGACAGCCTCCATGAACTTATCAGTGACAAGCACAGAGATGTTGAACTGGGTGAGGTTATGACTGTTGGTCTTGGCTGTGATAAACTCCACGATGTCAGGATGGTCTACCCGGAGGCAACCCATCTGTGCCCCACGGCGATGACCAGCAGAAGAGATAGTCTTACATACTGCATCCATAATCCCCATGAAGGAGACAGGACCAGATGCCTGAGAGCCGAGGGACTTAATTCGAGAACCCTTAGGGCGAACCCCGGAGAAGTCATAGCCGACACCTCCACCTAGTTGCATGGTCTTAGCTGCCTCAGTGGCAACCTCCATGATCCCCATCAGACTGTCGGGGACCTTCTTCATCACGAAGCAGTTGAATGCGGTGGTCTGCCGATAGGAGCCCACAGCGGTCTGCACTCGGCCCCCGGGGAGGAACCGTTGGTCCTTCAGGATTTCCTTGAAGTGCAGGTAGTGTTCTTGGCTGTCAGCGAGGGCCTGAGCCACGCGGGAACATTTCTGCCCAAATGTCTCGCCCTCCTGACGGTATTTAGCTTCATCGGCCCATACGGCCACGGGGATGCGGGGTCCGGTCATTAGCGGTCGTCTCCATTACCAGTGAGCTTGCCACGCTTCTTGCGGCTGCTCAGTTTCTCTACGTTCTTGTTGATGGTATCCACGGGGTCGATGCTCAGAGCGTTGTGCAGAGCTACCCAGTAGAAGACCACATCTCCGAGTTCTTTCTGGATTGCCTCGACATCGAGGGTTCCATCTCGGAAGAACTTCTTGATCTTCTCGCCAACTTCCCCAGCCTCTCCAACGAGGCCCAAGGCGTTCTCTGCGAGACGATCACGGTCTGTGGTGAGGATCATGTCCTCGACAAACCGAGAGTAGGTTAAGAAGGTGCTTTTACTGACCGAACTGTTCATTCTTGGATACTCCTCTAGCGGCACTGTTGGCATCTAATAGGTAGGTATCAAGAACACTCAGTTATACGTCACATCCCCAGTGTCTTCCTCATCGAAATCAGGGAGACTTGCAGCGAGATCGGTGAGCCTGGTGTTGCCAGCGGACAGCGCCTCGATGCCGTTGTCTTTAAGGAACTTGATGGTTGCACTGAGGTCCGCAGTGGTAGCACTTCCGGTCTTGATGCGATCCATGAGTTCCTCTGTGACGAGCTTGTGGAGCTCGCCCATGAGGTCTTTGGTGGCAGACATAGTGTCTCCTCCGTGTATTCAGTTGGTGTTACAGGCTGCGTCTAGCTGCTGGATCAGGGTTGCCCCAGTGACCACAGAGGTGTCCCCTGCGTCCTCTAAGAGCGCCCTAGCGTGAGCCTCACGGGCCTGTAGGGTCCCTGCGCAGATAGCGGAGTCACTCACCCCTGTTGCGCAGCCACTCACGAGCATCGTCAGGCTCAGTAAAGCCAAGAGCTTTGTCGATGTTCTCACGGGTGTTGATGTATTCATTGGTTCTCCTATCGGCTTCCCTTTGGCGGGCCTCAGAGGCACCCCTGAAGTAAGCCAGGATCACGGCCCCTAAGGCGGCAGCAACTGCCACCGCCCAGAGCCTGAGTTTTGTGAAGAGGAACATTATCGTCTCAAGTGTTGTGCGATAGCATCCATTCCGAATGCCCCGGCATTAAACGTCATGATAGGCCAAATTAGTAATTCGACCATCTCGGTATTACCTTGGAATACGCAATAACTGAGACCAGACAGCATAATTACCCCGACCTCCCGCTTATAAGTCTTGCGCCGCGAGGGTTCTATCGGTGGTCCTTCCTCCACAATTGTGGCGGGTTCTGAGTTCAATTCTGTCATAATTAACACCATCTGTGAATATGTTGAGCCGGATTGTGTGATATCCAGCAATGCGGTCCCCTAGCTCTTCCTCTACGTCCTCCCAAGGGAGCACCCGGAAGACTCCAAGATTACCCCCAACCGCCACCAAGTCTTGAAAGAGGCACCCCTCGATTTTCTCGAAGGTCACCTCAATGAAAACGTGTTCCTCATGCACCTCGAATACATCGATGGTTACATTTCGGTATGGGGTAGGGGACTTAAATTCTTGGTAGAGGCCGAAGATGGAAATGAAGATTACCGCCAGAATAACTCCAACGGTAAAATCCTTGTAAATCTTCTTGATGCTCATTAAATTGAAAGACCCCCTCTAATAATAAAGGTGATAATAGCGGTGACAAACGCCCCAATAACAACGAACAGAAGTGTCTTAATGCCACTGCTAATTCCATCAACGCTCTTCATAATGTAGGCGGTATCCGCCCGCATCTTCACCATGTCCAGTTCTAGCTCATGGTGCTTGGTCATGTAGGAGGTTTGACGGTTACGCACCTCAGAAAGCCCGGTTTCCACTGCCTCTAAGCGGCGGTGAGTATCCTGATGTTCCACGGTCACCCCCTAAACAGAGCTTGCTCATCCGCCCGCCTATTCACGAGGCCCCTGAGAACCCTACCGCCGCCTCGGTTCCACCGTGGGAACTCATTGGCAGCACCTTCGTAGTCCCCTGCGTTGAGCTTCTTGAGGAGTGTGGATTTACCCAAGGCCCCGGCCCCCACGTTGAACGTGAAGCTGCATAGAGCGTCATATTGATTTTGGGTCAGGGGGACCTTCACGAGACGGTTCACCGCCTCCTCCACCCATTCCATGTCTTGCCTGAGGAGTTCCTCGGCTTCCGCCTCGGTGATCCGCATATCTGGGGTCACCGTCTTGGTGTGGCCATAGCCAATCGTCCAGACATTCGCTGGACACAGGTAAGCCTCTAGGTAGAGCCCTTCCCACTTCTTGATGATCTCAAGGTTCTGTAAGTGGTATCGCCCGCCTCTCTGAGGCTCCTGTGGTTGTTGTGTGGGACGTGGAGAGGGACGCCGTTGGTTTCCCGACAGCGCCCCCACGAGTCCCTCAAAGAGCGCCCTGAGGACGCCCGAGAGGTCATTCGCCATAGTGATTTCCTAGTTTCTCGCAGTTGATGTTTGTTAAGACGCAGGGAAGCTCTTGACCTCATCTGGGGTCACAGCAATCACCCCCTGTGCAGCAGCACGTTCCGCGTCATCACGCACGATCTCAGGGTTATCCACCATAATGGTGCCAGTTACGTTCCCTTCGTCGTCGTAGGTGGTTTCCTCGACTTGGGCAGGCAGAGGCTCAATGGCAGGGACCACAGTCACATCCATGATCTCGTTGCCCTCTTCATCGAAGGTGCCTGTAGGTTCCTCTGAGGTCTGCTCAGGGTAACCCTCAACCAGCCTGTATTTCTCCAGGCGACTGAGAGCGGCCCTGTAGTTGGACAGCATGTGGTTGAATTGGTTGTTCTCAGCGTTGACTTGGTTGTCCAAGACCCACTGAGCGGCCCAAGCGATGTAACCTGGGTCACTTTCAACGATGCCCTGCTCTCGCTGCCAATATACCTTCTCTGCCTCGAAGTGTCTCAGGCCGCGTTTAACAGCCTGTCGGTAGGACATTGGGGTGTCACCCTTCTGAATGAAAACGGTCATTAGAAGGTCCCCTCTGCAATAATACCTACGTCAACGATTGCAGGGGCAACCGCCATTTCCACTGAGTAGACGAAGCCATCATAGGTCACCGTGTAGTCCTCACCAGAACCTTCTCGGAACAGAGAGCCATCGACGTAGACGAACTTAGGTTTCCAGCCTTTTTGGAGACTAAAGGTGGTCGTGGAGCTATCCCCACTGAACCAGAAGACCTCCTGGCGGTAGCCCCCCTGATTTCTCAGGGAGGCCAGTTCTTCACGCAGGTTTACTGCGGGTTTCTCGATATACACAGTCATGAGATTACTCCTCGACCACTAGGCCATTGCTGGCACTGATTGCAGTTCCGACCGCTGTGGTCGTGTTGGATACCCTACGCAGCCCTTGGAAGACGCTACGCCCTGCACTCGTGCCTACGTGGAGCAAGCCAGTGTCACTGTCGTGAGCCAAGGCTGTCACAGCGTCAGAAGCCCCGTAGAGGGTGCAGGCTGCGTTCTCTTGGAACAGCACCTTCTCGTCCTCGTAGATGCGCTTGATCTGGTCAGGCGTCGGCGCGGTGGCGGAGATGCGCAGGAGGGCGAGTTTTGTGCTTACCCCGGAGGACCAGATGCCAGCGACGTATGCCCCGCCTACGACCAAATTGCTTGCCGTGTTCGTTGCGCCGAGCGATCCTGCCGAACTCACGGAGCCGACCGCAACGCCGTTGATGTAGAGGTAAAGAACCCCCGAACTTCTAACCGCTGCCACCTGTGTGAAGGAGCCGACGGCGGAAGCAGTGGAGGAGTTGATGGTCCCAGATGCAGTTACGACTGACCAGCCGGAACTATAGCGCATTGTGATCTGGCCGTTTGTGCCGAACCCGCCTCCGGACTTATCTGTAATAGATAGGTAGTTTTGCAGGGAAGTGCTGGCTAGCCCCACCCACCCCATAACACAGAAGTCACCCGTGCCGAAGTCGAGGTCAGAGTTATACGGCTGCTCAAGGTAGTTGCTGGCAGAGAAGCCAGAGTAGGCCACCAGCTCCGCCCCGGTCGCTACAGCCGAGCGGGTCACAGTGCCGTTGACGATCAGGCCGTTGTTGTTCACCGAGCGGTCTGCGTCTGCGAGTTTAACGGAGATGTTGTCATACGTCGCATCTGACGTCACGTCTGATTGAACACCAAGGTTTACA